TCTTTTCGATTGAGAGGCTGGATGATGTCATGAAGAAATCCTGCACTGTAACCCATAGCCTATTCGTTTTGTCGGTTAATTATCTCGTCGCAGTCCTCCTTTGCCTTGGCGATGGCCTCACGGAACTTCTGACATATGTAAGTCGTGGGCTGCTGGATGAAGGCATAGCGGTTGTAGAGTGCCGCCATGTTCCTGCGCTGCGTGTCGTAGGCCTCGATGAGTTCATCCGTCGGGTCACTGATCTCACCGAAGTTGAAATCAAACTCCGTCTGCACCACGGTCAACTTATCAATGAGCCCGTCGCGCTCTACCTCGAGCGGAGTACCACCCGTCAGGCACATATAATTCTTCAGTAGAAAATCGAAGCCGTAAAGCGTCGCATAGGTCTGCTGGGTAGTACTGGCATCTCGATTGTTGTATAGCTGCTGCACCAGCAACAGCGATGCGTTGAAAATGGGGTCTGGGATGCGACCGTATGTGTCGATAAAATTCTCATACGTGCGCCGCGTAAGGTCGAGGATGGTCTGTTCGGCAGTAATACCCATCTGTACCAATTCCGCGTCCTCGCAGTTGAAGTCGATGCGGCAGTGTGCGTGGATGGCATCAATCGTCAGCCACTTCATTCCCGTGTCTTGTTGTTCGTTCATATCGAATTTTGCTTTTTGTCGTTCTACTATCCCGACAAAAAGCCGTCGTAGGTTTACCATAAACAAAAAAAGGGTGGCCGCTGCCACCCCGAGAAACCATCTAAAACAAATTAACTAATATGAAGATAATTACGATTTATATCATTTCTGACTGAACATTTCTATCAGCGCGCGCTTGCCGCCAGCGGCCATTAGTGAGGTCGGCATCTTCAGGATGCTCACGATCACGGGTATGTACTCGACGGGGATGTCTGCCTTGCCTTCCTTGTAGATTGTGCGGGCTAATTCATCCAGCCCCAGGTCGCCGGTGTTCTGGTGGATCACGTTGCCGAGAGTCTTTGATATGTCCACCTTCTTCATCTCGTCGAATCTCACTTCCATCTCGACCTCTGTGAAGTCGAAAAACTTTGTTTCTTGTTTCTGTTCCATAGTTCCTTTTTTTTTAATATAATGTGAATAAATATCTGAGCCAGGCGTAATGCCTGCGCACTTCGTTGTAATAGGTCTCTGCCTCGTGTTCGTAGGCTTCTTGCTCAAAGCTGATGCTCATGTAGGCTCTGGTTGTGTCAAACTTGCAGAACGGCAATTTCAGCAGCCACTCCAGTCCGTACAGGAGAAAGAAGAGAATCAGGAGCATTTCCACTTGCTGCAAGGCGTGGGTGGTCTCATGTCGCTCTGCATAGCCCGTAAACTTGTCCTTGCGGTCTTTGCGCACAAAGACGAACGGCCAGATAGTCAGTGCCGTGAATCCCTTCTTTGGGAAGTGGGCCGTGTATATCTTCTTCAGTCTCATATCCCCTATGCGCTATAGATTATTCCCCAGTAACTGCCCATGAAGAACAGAAAGATGGAGTGCCGTCCGAAATTATACGTTGAATTCGTTCCCACGAGCACGTCGCTGCTGTCTCCGTTGAGTATCGGGTGGCTGACTGTGGTTACTTTCAGGTCTGCCGATTTTCCTTTGCAGAAGAACATCGTCCCCTCGGCAGGGGCTGAAGGCAGCGTAAACGATGACGTCCTCATTGCAGAATAGGGGGCGAAATAGGTGTTCACAAAGCTGGAACTGGTTGACATGCTTGTTATTTTGAGCGTCTCTCCCTCTCTCAGCGCAAACTCGCTCGGCCCGACGGCCTGTATGGCTTTCGACCCAGAATTGCCGAGGGCGAACAGACCGACACCTCCATTGAAGCTCTGTGCTGCGATACACTGTCCGCCGTCGTTGCGCACGTAGAGCATGGCCTCGAAATTCGATACGGTGGAGCCGAACTTGGCGAATTTACCACCGTTGACGTAAAAGTTTACGTCGTTTGTCATCACGATATTCCCTGAGTTGATGGCCGAGATAGTTCCGGCGATCGTCAGGTTGCCGTCGCTGTCAAGGTGGAAAACAGTTTTGTCTGTATCAGGATTCGTGACAGTCCAGTCGAATGTCGAAAACTTGATATTGTCTGCACTGATTAGCGCATTACTGATATAACCCTGCTCGTTCTTCGTCACCATCAGCGAGATTTGCGCATTCTTCACGTAGTCACCTTCGACGACCGACACGCGCTGCGAGATTTCGTTGTCACGAACGACGAGTTGTCCGATACTCTGCGTGTGGCCGTTGACGGTTGTCGTCAGGCTCGACACGCTGGCGGTAATCTGCTGGGTCGTTGTCTGGAGCTGTCCTATCTGTGTCGTGTGACTTGTCACCGTACCGCTTACGGAGTCTATCTCGTCTTGCTGGTGCTCCACGGTCTGACTTATCTCCCTGGCCGTCACCGTGAGGTTGCCGATATCCTGCGTGTGGCCGTTGACGGTTGTCGTCAGGCTCGACACGCTGGCACTGATCTGCTGTGCCGTCACCTGCAGCTGTCCTATCTGCGTCGTGTGACCGCTGACCGTGCCGGTTACCTCGTCGATTTCATCCTGCTGATGCTCGACGGTAGCCGAGATCTGCTGGGCCGTCACCGTGAGGTCGGCGATGTCTGTCTCGTCGTCGGTCACGCGCTGAGCGAGCAGCGTGATGTTCTTCTCGGTCTGGAGAATCTGCGTCGAGTACTCGGCGAGCTTGCCGCCCTCGTCGTACATATCTATCATCAGCGAGTTGACTTTGCTGTACAACCCAGCCGAGTCGCGCAGGCCTATCATGCGCAGGATGTCTTCTCTGTTTAGCGTTTCCATAATCGTCTTAACTGATTGGTGATTGAAGGAGCGTGAGCGTGGTCACATCGTCGCGCCAGTCGTGACTGATAGCGACGGGGTCAAACTTCCAAGCCGTTTCCAGCGTCAGCCGGTGGCGGGGTGTCACGTCGGGGATGGCCTCGGTGCGGAGCTCCGTGACCACTTGCCGTTTCGATGATTGCCAGAAGGCAGCGACGCGGTTGGCGAGGTGCTGCTCTGGATGCTCCTGCTGGTTGCCGTAACCTACGGTCTCGACAAACGATCCGTCGCTTGGGTTGATGATGAGCCCGTAGCCGTACTCCATATTATTGTCGGAGGCGTAGATCATGTCGGCATTCCATTCGTCGCCGCATCCGTTGGTGTTCACGGCCATATAGTCGAGCGAGTTGATGCGGGGGTTATCGAGTGTTCTCGCCCTGGTCTCGCCCTCCCCTGTCGGGATATATATGGTATCGCGGCTGTAGGTGATCTTCAGGTTGCCCACGTCGAATTTCGGAGTCGTTGCCTCGTCGTCGTCGCCGATGTCGTTTTTCATACCACATATATCAATGAACACATAGCCGTAGAGATTTTCGTTGCATGGAATGCCAGGGAAAGCATAGAAGGCAGTGCCCAATAGTAGTAATTTCTTATAATTGCCTATTTCCTTAAAGCCTCCACCCGACACCTTGCCCTGAAGCATTGACTGTGATGACGACCATCCGTATGATGCAGTTGTGTGTCCGATAAGATCTCCGTTGATAGTTACATAGAACCACTTGGCAGTCTGGTATGTCATGCCGATGCCCACGTGCAAGGCGATGAAGTCGTCGTTGTCGCTCCATTCCCATTTCTTCTCTCCGATGAAGATGTCACCGCTTATCTTGATGGAGCCGCCCGTGAAGTTCTGTGCCTTCTTGGTCTGTATCTGGATGACATTAGAGCCGTAGGTGTAGCCCTGGCTGACGATCATCATGTCTTCCTTCGTCGGGTTGTCCTGCTCGATCGTGCTATATATCTGCCGACGGCAAAAACCGCCGTATTGGTTGGCGGTACCCTTCATGGCGGCGGTCTCAAACGAGCGGATGGGTGTGGTCGTGAAGTAGCCCGTGCCCTGTTCCTCGCCTGCCACCCAGCGGTAGCCCGTCGCGTCCATCAGTTTCTCGACGGACGGCGGCGCAAATTCAAAAATGGTGTCCTGACTGTTGCAGTCGGCCTTCACGGTGGCCTTCGACGGGCCGCGCCGCTTCATATCGTCGTTGTCGGTCGATGCGAAGATGTCGCCCTGAAGTGTGGCGGGGATGAAGCCGTCGGTCAGCGTGCCTGCGCGATTGCCGAGCACCATCTGCCGCAGCTGTGCGCGAGTCATCGTCAGGAAGAGCTGCTCGTCGCTATCGTCGGCACAGGTGAAGTACATCGTGCGGCCTTTCGTCCGGCACGTCCATCCCCAGAAGCGGCAGATGTCCTCGAGTATCTCGTAGAGGTTGTATTGCGGTGCCACGTCCTCACCATCATCACCCTCCTTCAAGACGTTCATCCACTCGAACTGCTTCAGCAGCCACGTCTGGGCATCGGTCGAGCCTTGAACGTAGAAGGTGTCGAAGCCGACGGTCTGCACCGACAGGGCCTCGGCGGTGGCGGCAATCAGGTCGATGACGTAGGCGAAGTTCCTGCGCTGGATGCTCGAGGTCGATGGCTGTTGGGATGACATCACCGACACGGCACAATGCACGGGGAACTCGCGCTCCTGTGGATTGCCGTAGAGCTCACCCGAGAAGTCCTGCGCCTGCATGAATCCCTGCCAGAGCACGTTGCCGTCATCGTCGGTGAGCACGACGGGGCGCGAGTGGTCGGTCTGCGGCACGAATGCCTTCCAGTCGAAGGGTGTCGTGCCGTCGGCTGCATAGCCATCATCGACGATGCGCAGATGTCCCGTCTGGGTTCGTATCGGGGTGAAGGGGTCGTCGTCGCTCGATTCCTCGGTGACGAAGGGCTGCTCCCCACCCTTCAGCAGTATCGGCTGACCGGTGTAGGTCAGGTCGTAGATGCTGACGGTGAGCGTGCGCCCACCGCGCAATGTCTTGAACTTTACTTGCCACTTGATTTTCATAACTCTCTATTTTTTTTATGTCAACGGCCCATTGCCAACGAAAGCGAACGACCCCGTGGCGAGATTGCCACGCACAGCACTGATCTTACAGGTCTTCAGGATGGCCGCACCAGTCACACCACTGCTGTCAGCCGCACCGCGCCCCTTGATTTTGATGGTCACCGTCGAGCCAGCCAGCAGCACCTTCCGCACGTCGGTGTTCGCCATGACGAGCCACCCTACCGTGAGACTCCACTTCTTGCGACCTGCGATGACGTGCTCCCAATCCTGATCAGTCGCGCTGGCAACCGAGATAGTATCGCAGTCCACTTGAAGCTCGTCGCTCTTGGTGCCTGCGATGGCCGTGCCATTCATGTACACTATTACGTTGTTTCCTAATACTGCCATAACTATTCACTTTTCACTATTCGTTATTCACTATTCACTCTTCACTTTTACCTTAACTTATCTGCCCCACGTCAGCAACTGCTTGCCTTCGAGACTCAGCGTGCGGTCAACCGACAGGATGATGTCCGTGCCACGGATGCGGCCTGAGAGGTTCAGGTTCCGCATACCACCTTCTTGGAGCTGGCTCGCCAGCGTGCTTTGCTGCGCTTTCGTAAGCACTAACTCGCCTGCATTGACCATCGCATCAGGCCCACCGTAGATGTTGTCACCACTATATGAGTTGCCCTTTACGATACCGCCCTGAGCGTAACCCGTGGCGGAGTGGATGCTTGCAATGGTCGTAATCATGGAGATAGTAGATGCAGCAGCGGCAGCGATGAATGCCCATATATTACCAGTAGTGGTTTTATCATTGGCGAGGTTCTGCGCATAAGCCAGTGCGATGGTAGCGATACTCTGCCCGATGACGGTCATAATGTCGATAGCCGGGTTTTTCAGTTCCGACATGGCATTTCCAACCGTTCCAATAGCTATGCTGGCTGTTCTCCAACCGTCAGTCATATTTTTTGTTTCCTTGTTGGCGTCTTTAACAGTCACACCCTGAGCTTCGTTTAACTTCTCAAAAGCAGCAGTCAGGTTGTCCACCTCGCTTTTTGCCTCCTTTGCTCCTTCGGTGATGGCCTTCCACACCTCCGACGGCCCCTCGTCTGGAGCCTTCACCGCTGCAAGCATCGCCTTGTTCGGGTCTAAGGCGATGGAAGATATATCGAATCCTTTGCTACTGCCGCTGCGACCAGAGCGACCACCGCCGCCACCACCAGCACCTTGCAGAGCGTAGCGGTTGCCCTTGAACTCCTCGCGTGCTGATGCTGTGCCTTCGCTGACGGCCTGCGCATAAGCAGCTATACCTTGCTGAATGCGTGTCTCTCCCTCTGTGATAGCCTTGGCAATCGCATATTGCTTTTGCTGCTCTTCGGTCAGAGCGTTAATGTCGAATACCTTATATTGTCGCTCATAGGTTCCACCTTGACTATCATTGATAGTCTGTGTGCGAGTCACCATTCCCCTCTGCTGAAGGATATCGTAGTTGCGCTTGTATTTATCAAATTCTCCTTGTCCGCCCTTCATGATGCGGTCAACGGCATACTTGATGGTCGCATCATTGACACCAGCACCACCGACGCTATTCACGCCGTTGCGAATAGTCTGAAAAGCCGACTGACTGCCTGCTGCCATGCCAGCCGATACACCCTGCTTCTGTAGTGCTGCGAGCCTTTCTGTAGCTGATTTAAGTTTGGCATCCACGTTCTCGCCCTGCTGCTTAGCCAGTCGAAGTTCTGCTATTTCCTTCTGAGTGATGGCGATAGCAGCGGCATTGTTGCTCTTGATAGAGCCGAGACGGTCAAACACGTCGTACAGGTCACGACCTCCACGAATGGCTGTCTGAAGGTTCTGGAAGAAGTTGCTCCAGTTGCCATTGTTCAGTGTGTCGAGGAATACGCTGTAGGCACCTTTCGCACCTTCCACGGTACGGCCCCACTCGTCGATATTACTCTCAGATTGTAAGAAGGCATCTTTTGCCACCTGTACGGCTGTAGTCGCCACACCAACCACACCACCAAACTTTGTCACCTGGTCGATGCTCAGTCCGAACTTACCTGCCACGGCATCGAGCGCACCCGTCAGACCTCCACCGCCATTTATGGATTTATTGATGTCATCGAGCTGCACCTTGCTTTCTCCAATACGACCTTTCAACTGATCGAGCGAAGTGGCAAGTGCTTTTCCAAACGGAGAGTTTTTCTCTTCGTCGGTCATGTTCTTATAGACCACGCTCAGCTCCGTGAAGGTCTTTTTCATCTCGGCCAGCTTGCCGGTGGCTGTGCGCGAAGTGGTGTCCATCTGTCCGAGGGCACGCACATAGTCGAGCGTTTCCTTCTCCACCACTTCGAGCGTACCGCCCACCTTGCGGCACTCGTCGGCATAGCGGGTGAGCCCTTGAGCCGCCTGCTTCAGTTTGTTGTCGTATTCTTGGCTCTCGACTTTTAGCCTCAGTATTGAATCTGCCATATCTTATTTCGTTTTGTTCATCATTGCTTCGAGTTCGGTGTCTATCAGCGTGGCGAGGTTGTCGGCTGCTTGTGCCAGAGCTCGCTCACCAGCACCACGGAAGAAGTTGCGGGCTGAGATGTTGCCACGATTTCCCGTGTTCGGGTGCTTGTTCCATTTATCCACCTTTCGACGGTCGTTTGATGTGAACTCGATATTTCTTGCACCTGGTGTGCCGTCATTGATCCACCTCAAAATAAAGCCTCTATCCAAAGGTGCATAGCCCATAATCTGACTGGTGCGAGGAGAGCGTGTTCGACGGTTGCCACCTCTGCCACTTACACCCTTTCGTGGAGGTTCGTAGTTGTTGCGCCCGTGAGCCTTGCGCGAACTGAAGATATTAATATTTGCACCAAGTATCTTCTTATAGACTGATGTGCGCACGGCCTGCGCTGCGCCTCGCGGATCGTTCTCCATTTTCCTGCTGGCAGCATCAGCGACACTCTTTCTCGCCTCCATAATCACCTTGCGGATGAGTTTCTGCAAGGCCTTCTGGGTCTTGGGATTGGTGGAGAGAGCTGCTTTGAGCACCTTCTGCTGCTCCAGGATGATGGTATCGTCAAATTCGAGTCCTATCATACACCCTTCACCCGAAATACCGTCATAGGTTTACCATCATTTTCCTGATCTCACGAAAATGATAGACACAAAAAAGGCACCCGATTATCGGATGCCTCTCTCTGCCATACGGCTATTCTTTGAACGGTGTAATCTTCAGCTCGAAGTCGGTGCGCTGGAAACGCTCTGCAATGATGCGCACATAGCCGCCGCCCGATTGCAATGCCTTTAATATCTTCTTGACCTTTCCCTTCTGTCCGACAGGATTCATCATACCGCCTGCATCTCTGGTTCGCACTATGCAATTACCTTTGTTATCCACGCGGTCGAGCCACATCGTGAACTTGTCGGTCAGTTTGTCGTTCTCGTCATAGATGCCAACCAACACGGATATACCAGCATAAGCTCCTCCGTATCTACTGTAGCCTGCGTCGATGTTAAACTGCCCGCTGTCTGAAATAAGAAAATACTGATACGTGTCAAATCCGTAAATCATAAAGCCTCCCAGTCCTGGCACAATATAACTGTAATAAGTGCCACCACTTGATCCTCTCAGCTCATCGGCTTTTGATTCGTGCTTCTCCCACACGCCTTCTACCTGTGCGCTCATGGCTATCGCCATCATCAGCGCGATTGTGATTGTTACGATTCTCTTCATAGTTCCTATTGTTTTAAGTTGTGATAATGTCGATGGTACCGCCGAGGGCTCCGTCTCTTGCTTTAGACTTGATAAAAATAAACTTACACCCCTTTCAGTCCCCAAAATTAAATAAAAATCCGCTTCCCTCAATGAGAAAAGCGGATAATTTAAGAATGTTTAAGACCAACGGCACGAAATTAACCGAAATACGTGTCAAAATTGATCTTGGGAGGATAGCCGACGGTGTAGTCGTAGGCTTCGACCTCGGCGATGGTGGCGAGGGCGTTGACGGCAGCACGGTGGCCTTCCGTCACCTTCTGGCACTGACCTGCATAGTTCTCCACGGCATTGATCATCGCGTGCCATTGCTCCACGCTGAACGTGTAGTCGATACCGCCGAAGCTCTTTGTCATCTCCGTGCCTCCTGCGGCTTCGATAGCCTCGAGCGATGATTTCAGGCGGGCACGCAGTTCCCAGCCCAACCACATCGGCAGGCCTCCGATGATGAAGGAGTTCACGTTTGCCGAGTTGTCGAAGGCGGTGATGTCGCCATCCTTCTTGCCTTTGGCGAGGGCGAGCAGCTCTGCCGGTGTCGGTTCGGTGCCGTCGAGCTTCCGTAGCTCGATGTCGATCTCGTTGATACGGATGCGGGCGGCACGTCGCTGGTTGGCCAGTTCCACCACGTCGTATGGGTCGGCCTCGCCCATCATGCGGGCCTCCTGAATCTTCGCAATCTTCCAGTCTCCGATGGGTGATGTCGGGGCGGCGAGGTTGCTGGTCAGTTGCGCACGCTCGGCATTGAGCGCGTTGCGCTTCTCAAAGTTCTTGTCTTCGTTCATGATCTTGATATTTTAATGTGTTAAACAATAAAGTTCTTCTGCATTGATGTTGTGATTCGTCTGGACGATGAGCGAACGGCGACTGCGCTTGGGTTGTTCCTGATGCGGCGGGAACAGACTGGCGTAGAGAGCGTCCATCGCACGGAGGGAATGTTCGCAGGCGTTATGGTCGCGTACCACGGAGCCGCGCCACGACTGATACGCCTCCCATATCTGCGCCTCGGTCATCATACCGAGGTCGAATTGTCTGCGGAAGGATTTCAGACGGCGACGCTCGCGCACAATCTTGTTGTGGCTCATCGCCTTCGTGATGTGGCCCGCCGGCTCCACTGTATATTTGATTTGCAACCAGGTGAAGCCGTGGTGCAGCTTCACGATGTGGGTCTTCTTGTGGTTCACCTCCAGCAACAGTTCGGCGAGTTTTGTTTCTATCTCTGTGAGCAGCGTCCGCAGCTCGGCCTTCGAGCGACCGATGACGAAGATGTCATCCATATACCGGCCGTAATACTTCACGCCCTTCACCACCTTGACGAACTGGTCGACGGGGTTCAAGTAATAGATGGCGAATATTTGCGGGCACTCGCTGCCGAGGTTCAGTCCTTTGCCAGTCTTCGACGAGGTATCGATGACGTAGTGGATGAGCTGCATCACATCTTCTGGTTGGTCTTTAAGCCTTGGGGCGATGAGCCGCTTCAACACATCGTGGTCGATGTTGTTGAAATACTTCTTCACGTCGATGAGCAGGATGTAACCGTCGGTGCCATACTTGCGGATATATCGGTGGAGCATCACCTCGAACCGCTTGCGGGCGAACGACGTGCCGCGCTGTTTCATCGAGGCGTAGTTGTCGTAGATGAGATATGGTGTGAGCGATGGCGTTAGAACGTGCTTCATAAGTGACTTCTGCACAATGCGGTCGCGCACCACCGGGGCCTCGATCTGGCGTATGTGGCCGCGCTCATTGAGCGTGAAATCGATGGTCGGCTTGACGCGGTACTGGCCACTGAGTATCTCTTCACGCAGTTCCAGATTCTTCTGCAACATATCCGAGAGATACCGCTGGGTGCTCTCCTTCCATCGGCTCTGACGGGTACACTCCCAGGCGCACTCGTTCAGGTTCTGAAGTTCCGTGAGTTGTTCTAATGTTGCCATTTCTCGTTCGTTCTAAAAAAAATGCGGGGTGCTGATAGCATCATCCGACGCATCGGGATGCGTCACCCCGCGAATTTACCACCATTCCGTGGATGGTCTGTATCTCCTTAATCCTCTGAACCTGATAAGAGCCGACTCCTGTGAGCCGATGTGTCAGTACGCTTGCGCAGAGATTAATCGCGGCGACGTAATTGGCATTCGACGCGGTGTTGTTGTCCGCGTTGCCGTTGTTGTTCGCATTGGCCGCGTTGGACGCTGAAACCACAATCAGAGACAAACCAGTTTTCATTGCTGCTGCTTTTTCGCCAGAGCAGACTTGATGGCGTTATCGCTCTTGCGCCACGCCTTGAGTGAGTTGATCATCTTCACCACGTTGCCGATGTCGTCGGTGTACTTGTTGTCGGGTATCCTAAGTCTCATCATCACGCGCTGGAGATGTGTCAGCAATGCGTAGCAGATACCGATGGCCTTACCCATCTCGACGCGACGCTCCTCCCACTCCGCCATACAGGTCGGATAGATGGAGTTGGCAATCTTGATGTGGAAGACGAGATCGTCGGTGAGCTTCTCGATGGCTTCGGCTCGGAGACGGATGAAGAGCTTATGCTGCTGGATGGTCTCATATTCCGCCCAGAAGTAGTTCTCGACGAGGTTGTCGAGTCCGTCGGCGAGTTTGAAGTAGGTCATCTCGAACTCTACCTTGCTTTTGCCACGTTTGCTTTTTGGTACACTCATTTTTCTTGTCTGCTTTTCGTTAAATTATACTGTAAAACCGAAACATGGCGCGGCACAAGGCCGCGCAATGTTTAGTGGAAGAGGATTAGCGCGGCGACGTAATTGGCATACGACGCGGTGTTGTTGGCCGCGGCGCCGGTGTAGTACGCAAGGGCCGCGTTGGACGCTGAAACCACATCTCTGAGCCAGGGATACTCGCCACCGAAGATTTCAGTGTGGCTATATGCCTGGAAGACATCGAGCTGGCGACAAGCCTCGCCTGTATCGTAACCGCTCGAACTCCACACCGTGCCGCCATAAACCTGCACTTCAGAGAGGGCGCAGATTTTACAGTTAGCCTCCCAAGTCCAACCGCTGGAGCAGCCTGTGGCCTCGCCGAAGCGGTTGATGCCCGTGGTGTTCACGGCGTTGGTGAGCAACTTCGAGTGGCCAATGAGGTTGGCGGCTCCGAGGTCAGTCTCGACGAGCGGCAGCAGAGTGTTCTTGAGATAATAGTGCAGGTCGCAGTTCATATAGCCTGCACCGCGCCCGTCAGCACCCGTCGAGGTGTTGCCGCTTTCATTCCACTTCTGCGTGGCGTGCGGGATGACGATCAGGCCGACATGATTGGCGGTGACACGATACGGTGTCGATGTGCCCTTCATCGGGTTCAAGCCTGCGATGACGTAGGTGTGGCCGTTGATTGTCTTCTGGTCGCCTGGCTTCAGACCATACTTCTCTAAGTTCTGGTCGGCGACGGCTTGCTTCAACTTGTTGATGTCGAAGTCCGTCAGTCGGGTGTGGCGCGTCAGGGCGTAGAACTTCGTGTTCAAGTCGTCGTTCGTTGGCAGTGCATCGAGTTTCTCGCGCTTGGCGGTGGTCATACCCGAGCGGATGCTGTCGAGCTCTGCGGCGGTGAAGTGGGTGTTGTTCAGTCGGTACTCGAATACCCACGCCGAGCCGTTATACTTATAGCGGTCGTAGTCATTATCGCCATCCGAGTCGGTTACCTTCACCCAGGCGTAGTCGTTGTGGTGATTACCCGTGGTGGCCTCCAGCTCTGCAAGGGTGTTGTAAGTACCACGGAAGGTACCAGCATACTCCTGCACCTGACTGCTCACATACTCCTTGGTGGCGTATGCCTGGAGCGCGGAGTTGATGGCGGTGGAGATCATTGTCGACACCTGTGCCGTGGTCGAATAAGCGGCCAGCGTATTGTTGAGTGCAGCGGTGATGGCGGCATCGGTCTGAGCCTTGGTGTAGTAGTTCGAGAGGTCGATGGTTGTCGAGCCAATGCACTCCCATGAGTAGGTGGTGGTGCCTTCCTCGACGGTGGTCAGCGTGATGAATTCGTCTTTGGTGTTCTGTGTCTTGGGGTCAGCTGACGGCACGAGGTATATCTTGCCGACGGTCTGAGCCGATGCCTCGGGCAATACGGCCACGCTCTCGTACTGGAACTGCTTGATGGCGGCTATCATCTGGTCGACCTCGCTTGCGCTGTAGGTCTCGCTCTTCAGATAATAATAGGCGAGGTTCTGCGCCGAGGCGGTGATGAAGGATGCGAGGGCCAACTGTAGTTCGGTGGTAAGGTCGGTCTGCGGTATGCCCGTCACCGGCTTTTGGTAGGCGGTGGAACCGGCCTGGGCACCACTGCGGATGTCGGCGAGGTCGGCAATAACATTCTGTTTACCCAACAGCAATGCACTCAGTTCGGCCTCCGTAGGAAGGGCGGTGAGTTTGGTCACCAGTCCGCTTGTGATGCCTGAGTTCAGCGCATCCCACTGCGCCTGGGTGAAGCCGGAGTTGTTCAGACTGAACTCATACGACCATGCCGTGCCGTCGAACTTGTAGCGGTCCACGCGGGCGATGACCGTCGGTGTGGCATCATCCACAGGAATCTGCACAAAGCAGTAGTCATTGTTGTCGGCTGTGGCGATGGCTCCTGCCAGTGCGGTGGCTACCTGCTCATGGGTGGCGGCGATGGTCAGCGACAGGTCGCTCACCAGATTGTAGGCTCCGCGGTAGGTGGCGGTGGCGGTGGCGATAGAACTGTTCATCAGGTTCTGGTCCACCAGCTTGTTCTGAGCCGATGCAGCGGCGGGGATTTTCTCCTCGATAGCATCAATGTCGTCGGCATTCTGCTTCTCTGCTGCCTTGGCGCGGGTCTCCTCTGCGTCAATATTACCTTGCAAGGTGTTGTCGCCCTGTTGACGGGCACCCTCCTCGTCGTCGATGGCATTCTGGAGAGCACCTTCGACGGTCTGTGCGCGACTCTGCTCGTCACCCACCAGTCCGTTCACCTCGGTCTTAGTGTAGGTCGTGGCCTGAGGTGCTGACACAGCACCAGCCTGCGCACCACTGCGGATGGTGGCGAGGTCGTCGATGACAGCCTGCTTACCTGCGAGCAGTATAGTGAGTGCCTCATTGGTCGGCAATGCAATCAGCTTTGTGACAAGCCCACTGGTGATGGCCGAATTGATAGCCGCCCACTGCTCGGCGGTATAACCCGAATTGTTCAATTCGTACTCGAATCCCCATGCCGTGCCGTTGAACTTATAACGCTCCACACGGGCGATTTCCGTAGGAGTCTGTGCGCTGGTAGGTATCTGCACAAAGCAATAGTCATTATTGTCGGCTCCCGTGATGCTGCCTGCCAGTGCTGTAGCAATATCTGTGCGCGAGGCAGCGGGTGTCAGTTGTAAGTCGCTCACCTCATTATAGCTGCCCTTGAACTTGGCAGTGGCGGTGGCGATAGAGCTGTTCATCTGTGCCTGGTCCACGAGCTTGTTCTGTGGCGATGCACCAGATGGTATCTTCTTTTCGATGGCGTCGATGTCGTCTGCATTCTGCTTCTCTGCTGCCTTAGCGCGGGTCTCCTCTGCGTCAATATTACCTTGTAAGGTGGTGTCGCCCTGCTGACGGTTCTCTATCTCTGTGTTCAGAGCTACGGGCTGCACGGCGGTTGAGCCTGCCTGGGCACCACTACGGATGGTCGCGAGGTCGGTAATCACATCCTGCTTGCCCAGCAGCAGCGTGGTGAGTGCATCGTTTGTGGGCAGGGCCAATAGCTTTGCCACCAGTCCACTGGTGATGCCGGAATTCAGCGCATTCCACTGTGCCTGGGTGAAGCCTGAGTTGTTCAGCGCATATTCGAAAGCCCACTCTGTGCCGTTGAACTTGTAGCGTTCCACGCTGTCGATCACGGTTGGTGTGTCGTCGGCTGTCGGAATCTGCACAAAGGCATAGTCGTTGTTGTCGGCCTGTGACACCACCGATGGCAGGGCTGCGGCAATCTGCAAGCGGGTAGCATCGGTGGTCAGGTGCATGTCTGTCACCAGATTATATGTACCACGGAATATGGCGGTGGCGGTCTGAATGCTCGAGTTCATCAGGTTCTGATCAACGAGCTTGTTCTGTGGCGATGCAGCAGTGGGGATTTTACCGTTGATGTCGCTGACGGCATCTTGTAACTGACTGTCAGCTGATTCACGCGACTGCGCCTCGCCCTCGATGTCCTGCTGAAGCAATGCGTCGGCACCCTCGCGGCTCTGTGTCTCAGCGTCGATATTCTGCTGAAGGGTAGTGTCGGCACCCTGACGGGCTTCGGACTCGCTGTTGATGTTCTGTTGCAACTGATTCTCGGCACCTGTGGCGCGTTCGGTCTCTTCCTGAAGTGAAGATACTGGGGTGGCGGTGTTCAGTATGTTCTGAACCTCGTCGCCGGATTGGGTCAATCTGTAATCTGCCATAATCTTAATATTTTTTTAGTTATTATTATTCGCATTGTTCAGAGCCTCCTGGAGTGCGTCGGCACTCTCTCGAAGCACGTAGAGATATTCGTCATTGCGGGTGACAAGAGGTCGATAGATGGGGTATGGGTCGCCATGTTCTGGGATAACCGTCTCAGTGACACATAGACGCAGATACTTGGCTGCGATGTCGGGCTCGTCAGTCAGCTCGTAGCGCACATCGTGACCCACGCTCGAGCACTTCGGGCAACTGATGAACTGCGGGCACGAGGTTTCAACCACGAAGCCTATCACCTGCTCATCCACCTCCTGGCGGCGGTTGTCGGGGTCAACGTCGGTATCTATGCAATACCACACAAAGCGGGCCTTGATCTTGCCAATCATCTTCTCGGTGGAGAATATCATCACGTACTCGCCATCGGTGCCGTAGAGCATGTCGGCCTTCTTGATGACTATCTTATCGGCCCTCATGCCATAGATCAGCTCCACATAGAAGTCGCACGTCTCCATATTGAGGTTTACATTCTGCGAGGTAATGATAAATTTCGCCTTGTCGCCTCGCTGGAAAATATTCACTTCTGCCATATCTGTATATGTTTTGATTTGCTTATTTCTTCAAGAGGTTGTCAATCGCCTGCCGACGGTTGCGGCCGAAGTCGGGATGCACGAAGGAGACGTGTACCCAGTAGGTGCCGTTCTTACTATGTTCCCAGATGAGCTGGTCGAAGTTCAGGTGGGTCTTGATGTAGTTGAACCACCGCTTGCCCTTCTCCATGTCGCCACCGATGCAGAGGTCTGCGGCCTGCCCTCGCATGTGCTGAGAGTTCGCCACACCGCCGACGGCACGGTTCAGCCGCTCGCAGCGGAAGCCGCTGGATATGGGTATCTGCTCGTGCATCGCCTCGCGGAGAGGTTCGAGGACGTAACAGGCCAGATAGACCAGCGCGACGATCTGCTGCACCGTCGGCTTGTTCTCGATGCCCCGCGCCTTGGCCGTAGCCGATGCGCAGAGCTCTTCGAGCGTGAAATGTTTCGTTAATTGTATTGCCATAATTATTCTTTGTGATAGGGGTCGATGTAGCTGATGTCCTGCGAGTCGTGCTGTGGCTTCTGTTGCGTAGGACGGATGGTGGTCTCAATTTCCCCGCTGGGCGAGATGGTTACGGGCACGCGGATGGCGCATCCGTCCCGTCCACAGAGGAAAGGGCGCATACACTCCAGTATGCGACCGTAGCGGGCGACCTTCATCTGTAGGTCGCGCACATTCTCGTCGGTCTTGTCCTGTCGCTTGCGCAGGTCGTCACGCTCTTCTCTGAGGTGTCGGCGGTCTTCTTTCAGCTCCGCGATGTACTGCTTCTGCTCGTCATTGTACTGCTGCTGGGTCTCGAGGTTCGCCTTCAGGTCGGCGGTCAGCTGCTGATAACTGTCCTGAATCTCTTTTGTCAACTGGGCGTTGGCCTGCATCGCCTCGAACTTTGCCTTTTCGGCCTCTGCTTCTGCCGTCTTTGCCTCCGATTTGGCTTTCTTCCGCTGGTATCGCCAGGTGAAGAAAGCCCCGCCACCACCACCGAGCAAGATGCCCAGCAGGGTTACGATGTTGTCGATTGATAGGTATTCTGTCATTCCGAAATGATTTATATAAACTTATAAATCGCGCGGAATGGCGTTGTGGGTTTACTGTGCGTTTCTCATATAGAAAAGTCCCCGACGACCGAAGTGGCCACCGGGGACATCGTTTTAGTTTTACAATATTAAAACAGTAAATATATGACTTGCTCGCCCTCACGGGTTTGCTTATGCCTCACGGCATGCGTAAAAATAACAAATAAATAGCATCAAATAATTAAATACTTCTTGATTTTATTCGCAAGCCACAGGATGCCGCCGAAGAGGGCAGCGATGCCGACGATGATAAGCATCCACTCGAAGGTGGTGCGCTTGCGCTCGACATACTCGGTGACGGGGTACGGCTGCGGTATGGTGTCGTGACGGGCGACGTACACCGAGTCGTGGTGCCAGCGGTCGCGGAACTGGGTATGCCACCGTTCGATGGTCACCGTGTCGCCCTTCTCGCTGACGCGGATGGAGTCATGCACGTGGATAGAGTCGCGCTCCACCACGCGCTGCACCAGCGTGTCCGTCGTGTGCTCAATGACCGGCACATACTTCGTCGTCGTGCAGCCTGACAGCAGCCAGCCCAACAGGCCGAAGGCAAGGCACACCAGGAGTGTCTTCACGATTTGCTTGATTACCTCGCCGCTCTCTTGTTTCCTGCGGTCGTAGTAGTTCTGTCGCTTGCGCCAGTTATCGTTTGGATTATTGAATGTCATTGTTGCCATACGCTTTCATTTAAGATACATAATACTTGCGAAACCCGCGCAGGGGTTTACTCTCTGATAAGTTGCGGATTGCAGTGCATATTCCACAACAGGTCAACGAGCGCAGTCGGCTTGTAGTTCCACGTGCCGTTGTCGTAGAGCTCGTTGTCGGTCATCTGGTCGGCATTCTTGCAAAGATTTACCGACAGCGGGCGACCGATGCCGAGCTTCTTGGATTCCTCGCGGATGATACGGGCCACGTCGCCACGACTGATGTAGCAATACTCACGCGGCTGACAGCCGCGCATCAGTCCCACCAGGTTCTCGATGACGTGCTTTGACGGGAACTTGTGGCGCGGTGTCGGAGTCCACTCCCACAACAGTTCAAACAACTTCAGCACCTCCTCGTCGGTGGCATTCTTACAACAGGGTTGGGTGATTTGGCGTTGCAACTCCTGCATGTGGCGTACCATCTTCACCACGGCAGCTTGTTCTGATTTCTTCATAATCTTGAAAATTTTAATTTGTTAATATTGAAAATATATCGTCTAAGGTCGCCAGACCTTTCTCGATTTTCTCAATTTTGTGTTTCTTCTCCGTCAGCCCCTCCTTGATGGCGTTCACGGCCTTCAGGAGTTCGGCGGGGTAGTTCCTGCTGATCTTCTCAGTGAGAGCGGCCTTCTCGTTCTTCAGTCGCTCGATTTGTTCGCTCTGTTTGAGGATGCGGTTGTGCAATTCCTCGATGATGGTGAGGTCGTCAGCGTCGCCACCCTTGCGCGTCGTGTGCTTCTCGATACGCTTGGCTGGCAACCATTCGGGCGGTGCGTTCTTCACGAAGATGCGCACGCTCCTGGTGGAGAAGCACACGTTCATTACCGTTGTCTCAATCCCCGTGTCGGTGGTCACGACATCAAAGCGCCGCCACACCTGACTGTCAAATTCTTGCTCTGTCATAGTTCCTTTATTGTTTTATCTTTGTAGTCCATAATCCGTGTCTTTGAATTTATTTAAAGCCGTGTAAATCCGCGCCTAAATGAATCATTGTTCAATTTTTCCTTCTGCCCAATCGAAGCAATACAGCGCGTCGAGCAATCCGTGTATCGGGTCTATCTTCCCCAGATGTCCCGTGCCCTTCACCACGCGCCTGATGGGTGGGTCGCCCTTGCTCTCGATGGCGGCGTTGCCGAAGCACCAGGGCCACAGGGGATTGTCCGAGAAGTGCATCCACTCGTCCTTGCCCAGCATCTTCTCCTCCATCTCACCGATGCGGGGGTTCTGCGTCATGCTCGTCTGACTGACGGGTATCACCATGCGCTGAATCAGGTCGGCGATGTCCTTGGCCGAGATGTTCGGGTTGCGCTTCTGGAAGAGCGTCTGAAGCCACGCCTTCAGGTTGTTGATTGGCGTGACGCTCTGGGCAGGGTCGTAGCCGAAGTGGTAGATGTTGATGCCCTTCTCCACCAGTTCCGCGATGCGGTTGATGGCATAGGCAGAGTCGAACACCTCACCGGGGCAGACGTGCAACCATCCTTGGCGCACCCATTCCTCGTACATCGGTCGGTTCGGGCTTTCCTTCATCGTCTTTTCGAGCACCCAGCAGTCGGTATCGACGAAGAAACGGCCCTGCATCGTGTTCGACGGCAACCAATCCACGGCCATATAGGTGAGCGCGAAGAGGTCGTCACCGCTGGAGAAGTCCATGCCACAGAAGACGTGCCACCGCTCGCGCCCTTGCTCGTCGATGAACTGGCAATCGTCGATGCGCCTGCCCTCGGTCTTCTGTAGCAAGCGGATGCGGTCGCCGGTGATCCACTTCGTCACCTTGCCGCTGCTGTACACATTAAACAGCTTGGCGATGACCTCGCCCGTGTCGCCGTCGCGCTGCGCCTTCGCTATCTGGTCGTCATAGAACTGGTGCTGCACAATCACGCCCAGCATCGGGTTCACCTTGTGCCGCACCGTCTTGTTCGTCAGCAGGTATTGCTCCTCCTTCTGCCATGCGTCGGGCTCCAGCAGCAGCGTCATCGTGCGGTCGTCGGTCAGCACGGGCTGCACCTCGCCCTTGGCTATGCTCTGTTCGCGCTCCAGCATACCGTGAAGGCCGTCGAGTATCTGGATGAACGGCCCCTCGGTGATGCGTCCTGCTGAGGTCATCGTCACGCTCAGCGGTTCGCGCCTCGGACCCATACTACTTTCGATTACGTCCACCAGCATCTTCATGTCGCTCTTGCCGTTGGCGTAGGGTGCCGCTCCGAACTCGTCCTTCAGGCAGAGCTGGGCAAACCATCCGTCCTTGAACTTGCCGCCTGCCGTCATGGGTCGGATGCTGGCGGTCGAAATCTCGCTGTACTTGTCGCGCCACGCAGCGAGGCTCTCGGTCAGTCGGAATCGGTTCTCGGTGTCGAGACCGCTCAGCAGGTATTTGATGCGGCGGAAGATGATTTTCGCCTGATCCTCGGAGTTGGCACAGCAGAAGCCCTCCATGTTGTAATCTTCAAAGAGCATGAACTCCATGCCGATGAAGCCGCCGAAACCCGTCTTGTCAATCTTGCGCGAGCCGGTCAGCGTGAAGTCGGTGCACAGCCTTCTGTAGTCCCAGATGGTGCCGTCTTTCTCGCGCTCCGTGCGCAGCAGTTGGGGTTTCGAGCCGGCTGGCATCTGTGTGTCAATCCATGCGTAGAAGCCGTAGATGCTGGCGAGGGCGAACACTTGGAACGGTGCCCAACGGTACACCTGACCGCCCGCGATTCCGGGGCATTTCAGTCCACCGCTGATATGCCGCCACACGCCTTCGTCCTGCCGCCACTCGCCCTCGCGCAGTCGGATCACCGTCTGCACCTTCTTCGTGTTGAAGTTATAGGTATCGAGACACCTGAGGAACTTCGCCGCGCCCAGCAGCTCATACAGCCCGTGCCAGTCGTTGGGGTCGTCCTCGCGTGCCGACGAATGCTCCAGCAAGTTCTCGAAATACATTCTCAGTCGCATGTCGATGCCCTCGCAGACATTCTCCATGCCCCTGTATCTACTCTCCAGCAGGTCAATCGCCCGCTGCTTGTTTTCTTGTTGGTCTGTCATATTACGTTATTTTGTTGTTCCATGATTTCGATGGCTCGGAATATCTCGTACATCACTTGGGGGACGATGGCGTTGCCGTAGGCTTTGAGGGCTTCTGTGCGCCACTTTCCGAAAGAAAGGGTAAGGCGGTCCACATCAAAGGGAAGCCCATCATTTCCTCGGTGAACAGG